ATTCTTTATCTCATTAATTAAGTCTTGAGTTTCTTCAGGTAAGTATTTTGAGAAGAAACCAAACTTTTCAGCGTTCTTATTTCCAGGTGGACCAGTAGCATTTTTATTGCCTATAGGAGCACCTCTCTTTTTGGTTGCAACTTTTTTTGGTTGGTTGCAACCTTTTTGTTTCCAGTATCTAGTTGCCCATGATTTCACAGTCGATAGACTTACATTATGCTTTTCAGCTATTTCCTTGTATTTGAGTCCTTTTAAGTAATCTTCATGGGCTAAATCTGCCTTTTCATTCATACCACCACCTCGTTTGTTTGTCGTTTTGGGAATAAAAAAGAACTCTTGTTAGAGTCTATGTATCTAATTAAATTACATTGATTTATTGCAACCTTTTTATTCTGGAAGTTTAGATAAAGAATTAATTATAGAAAAAGTTCAAGAACAACTAATTTCTTCAATTGAGGAAATCAAATCAGCTTATTAATTACTTCTTTGCTACAAATTTTTTTATCAATTTCTTTTAAACACTTATTAAAAGATGTTGATATTTCTTTTTTTATGTCTTCATTAGTTAAATTGCCAATAACTCTATTATCTAAAGAAAGTTTTATATCAATTGAAGTGTCTACTCCATTCATAGTAGAGCTATTAGAACATAAGATATCAACTTTAGACTGGACTAAAATATTTAATTTTGGTTCAGTTTTTTCTTTATAATCATTCATAATTTATTCTCCTTTTAATTTATTGTATAAAAAAAAGACCTAGAAATTAATCTAAGTCTTTATTTTCTATATTAACTACATAACTTGCTCCAAGCACAACTCCTCTTATTAATAACTCTTCATCAGCTATACCTTCATTCATAAACTTTTTAATGTGTTCAACTGCATATTCTAAAAAATCATTATCTGCTTTTATATTAAATTCATTTAGTTCTTTTATTATCTTTTCTCTTAAATTACTCATTTATCATACTCCTGTAAAAAAATAAAAGACTAAGCTTACCCTCACTTAGCCTTTTTAAATAGGGAGATACATATATTATGTCGCAAGTTCTAAGAATCGAACTTAGATTAAACACCAGTACCTGCATGGTGAGTGAGGTTACCAAGCCCCACTCGGTTTAGACTTTGAATTAAGATACAAAACTGTATGAGATTTTAATCTCAATTCATATACTATTTTTAGTGTATCCATAGATTAATTGAAATAGAAAAACTAAAGATTGAACATAGTTAGAATTGAACTAACAGCGTCCTCACGCCCTGCCTAGTCTGTTCATAGTAATAAAAAAAGACCATACACTGGTCTTAATTAAATTCATATTTTTCCTTGTACTCTTTAATAGCATCATTTCATGCCTCTTGCTCTGTTATTCCTTTTTCTATAGCAATCCTTTTGGCTATCCCTCTTATTTTAGTTGCACCTTCTAATATTCCCATTTCATATTTCCCCCTATTCTATATAATTTAAGCGAGGTCATAAGTCCTCGCTCTATTTAAAATATAAGTTAAATATCTTTTTTAAGTTGTAAATCAGGAAATGGTATAACTTTAGCAGAAGTTAGAGTATTTTTAGGTAGACTTAATAGATATTCTACTTCTTCTGGCTCTAGACTAAAGTTATAGGAAAATGAAAGTTCATCCATAAACTCTTTTGGAGTAAATACCTTCTCATTTAATAACATCAAAACTGCTGTTTTTAACAATGCTGGTAGAGAAGTTAATAATTCATCATCTAATGGCTCTGATTTTCTTAGTCCTCTACGCTGCAAAGTACGAATCATAGACTGATATTCATCCATGCTGATAATTCCTAAAGAATATGAACGGCGTATCATTGCTTGTATAGAAACTTTCCATTTACGTTTCAATTCTGTATAGTTTGGAATACGTAAAGGAGTTCTCTTAGCATCAATTTTAAAAGTCTCTTCTGGTAATAAGAATGCAGATGCAAATCTATTAGCTTCTGATTCTCTGTCTTTAAATTCTTGTTTTTCTAAAGCTTCTACATCCTCGCTCCACTCATGCAAGCATATATGCCCTAATTCATGAGCTATATCAAAATGAATTCTAGAGGCAGAAGTCTTATTACTAGAATATCCAATCAGATAAAATGTCTCTCCCGAAATATCTACCATCTGACTGAATGCATCTATATCATCTGTAGAAGTCGAGAAACTTGTTACAAGTATTCCGTGTTGTTCTACTTCATATATGATATTATCAATAGGTTTTAATCCTAATCCCCAAGTTTCTCTTAAAAGTAAAGCAGCTTCTTCTGGTGTTTTCCCAGAACAATCTGGTAAATTTAATGTTGGGAATTCAATATAATCTTGTAAGAAAAAATATATTTGAGCTAGAAATTCCATTCTCTGAATTTGCTTTTTTCTATATTTTTTATTTGTAGTTAATAATGCCCTAAAGTAAGAAGAACCTTTTATAATATCATTTTCTTTTTCTAAAAAAAATTTAACTGGAAAATATAACTCTTTTGCAATTTGCTTAATTATATTCTTTTCGGGTTTTAATTTATTATTTTCATACATAGAAATAACTTGTCTTTCACAGTTCATTTTTTGAGCCAATTCAAATATTGTCATTTCTCTATATATACGAGCTTTCTTTAAACGTTCGCCATTAAAATTATTCATATTTAATACTCCATTCAAAACTTTTATATGTTGGCTAGAGTACAGATAATCCCAACCCTAGCCAACTATTTAATTTTGAGAGGGAAATCTTTATTTCCACGATATTATTATCTCATGTTTTTTTAATCAAAAAGGGGAGAAAGTAGGGAATAAAGTGGGAATTTCTGGGGAAAAACTGGGGAATTTTCTAATTTGTAAATAATGGGAGTTCATTTTCCTTAATTCTTGGATAAAGCATATCCATAACTTTATACACTAATCTTTCCCTCACACATCTACATGTTTTTCTATCTGAGTTCATCTCTAAGGATATATAAACCATACTATTTTTCATTCTGCTATTATAAAATAGTTTAAAAAAATGTTCTTCTCTTATATCTAAGCATGTAAGTGCATTTTCTATTTTCTTCTTTTCTATTTCTTTATCTTTTTTCAGTTTTTTTAATCTAGCAATATCTCTTTCTTTTTTTATAATCTCATTCTCAACAGTTGAATTAAAAGCATATGTTGGACTTACTTTTTCATCATATCCAACAGCTTTACACCCAAATATCTCATTTTCTCTACTTTCTATATCTAATTCAAGATTTTTAATTTCTGCACTTAAAAATTTATAATGATGTAGTCTACCTTCTACTTTTTTAAATAGTTCTTTTTTATTAATATTATTATCCATACTTTCACACTCCTGTTTATGTTATAATAATCTTGGATAAAAGCTTTATATTTTTGACAAGTGGAGTGTGAAAGCACTCCTTTTCTCTTTTAATTAACTATTGCAGGTTTTCCCCTTTAAAGGAGAAAAATCTATTCCTGTCTTAACTCACAATTGATAATTGACTATTCAAAAGTCTTATTTCTTCTTCAAACACTATAGGTAACTTATAACTATTTACAATCTCTAATACTTTATCTAATTGACAACGCTTTATAGCCTTATAACTATCTACTCCAAATTCTCGTTTAATCTGATGGTATATATCACTATAAACTTTACCTCTTAAAGATTTATTTTTATAAGCCTTACTTCCATGTCCACCAAGTGATTTTGTTGCTACTCTCTTAACCTCTTTAACAATACACTCACACTCAATGTTAAAAAGTGGCGCATCATCCATAAAGTTCTCTAATTTCTCATTAACATTCTCTATTTTAGTTTCTAAGACTTCTTGTTTCTTATCTAGCATAAATATAGCCTGTAACTCCTTTGATGCACTTAAAAGAGGATTATTTAGTTCCTTTCTCATAGAGAAGTATCCATCAACTATTTTCTCATATAATTCCCAAGCTATATCATCTTCTAATATTTTTAATAATTTTGCATAACCTCTTTCAGATAATATATAAATCCCAGATAATAATCCTTTGTTTTTTAACCCTCTATAAGAATTAATTGATTGTTGAGTAAATCCTAATTCTTTTATTTTGGTATCGTCCAAACCGACACCTAACAAATCTAATATATCTTTTCCATCTTTAAATCTTTTTCTATTCTTATTTATAAGCTCATTAATCTGTCTAGATTCTCTATTATGTATCTCGGCTATATCTTTTACTAGCATTGCTTTCTTATGTTCTCCAAATCCACCCTCAATATCATGAAATTTCATTCCCTCGATTTCTAAAGTTCCAAGTACTGTTATTTCTTTATTTATATTTTCATTCATAATCTATCTCTCCTTTATCATTTGATATATTCTCTATTTAGCTTTTTCACATTTTTATGAAAAACTAAGGACCTAATCTAACAAGCGGATTTTTTCATTGATTAGATAACATCTTCTAATATAACCTCAACTCTTGGTTTATCACTGTAATATTTACTAGCTACAACCTCAACAATCTGCGTATCATCTTTATAAGCTATCTCATTGAGTGAATCAGCTATAATCTTGACCACATTATCAATATCTGGTTTTTTATTGGGTCTTAACACATTATTTCTTTTCTGCTCTTTAATCTTTTTACTGTTACTTTTTGCTATAGAGTAATAACATCTTAAAGTCATTTTTATGTATCCAGTAAAATAATGTCTAACTTTAGATTGATATAACCATTTTATTAATTCTTCATAGTCCTTAGTTTTCTGTGGTGTATAGGTCCTTTTAGTAGCCAAGTTAAATCTAGGTCTTTCTTTACCAACTGGTTCTCCATCTATTACAAGAAAAACTTTCATTTTTTCACCTTCTTAGCCTTCTTCCTACATTCTTTACAACAATAAACATCCTTAGATTTTTCTTCAAGATAAAATAATTTTCCACACCAACTGCATCTTCTTCGTTTCATAAAATCACTTCCTGTTTAGCGTAAATCTTCTAGCTCTAAGTGAGAGTTTATTTTTATTAGTTCTTCTTCTAGAATTTCCAAACACTTATTTTTATTTTTTAAAATACTATTTGTAGAACGGCATTTTACTGTAATACCAGTTGGAATATGAGTAACTTCAACAGAATAATCTTTACTTTTCGCCATTTTCAAATCTTTAGGATGTATAGTATATCCGTTTTCTAATTTATATAGCTCATTTTTACCTTCAATGTAACTTTCACACACTTTCAAGTTATTAATTTCAATTCTTTCAAGCATACACATATGTTCAAAGTAGTTTTCACAATTATAATTTTCACAATATATATTAGCCATTTAACACACTCCTTTTATAAGTCAAAGTAAGTCTATAACATTCTAGTTTCATTCACAAACTTACCTTGACTTTATTTTTATAATTATCTTTCTGCATCCTTCTCTAACCAATTTTTATATGCTGTATCACAATCTTTACTTTCACAATCTCCCTTATCATTTATACAACTACCACAAATCTCTTTTCCAAATTCCTTATACACTTCTCTTTCATTAATATTCTTTAACTTGCACATTTCTTTATTAGTCATATGCTCACTCCTTGCATTTTCTAAATGATTCAACCACCATTTCAGTCTCTCCACAAGTATCTTCTGTAAAATCTATTTGTCTCCCATTAAATTCTCTTATATAATCTGATATATCATATATTCTTTGACACTTTTGTTCTATACAGTTACAAATATCATTTATACTTATTTCTTCTGGTATTTCAACTATAACTTCATGTTCTAAAGTCACTTTTTCCTCAAATTTAATTTTATATTTTTGCAATTTAATTCCCCCTTTATTTTAGTTTTTGAGAGTTACAAAATACTTCAATAATAATTTATACTAAAAGACATTTTGCAACTCTCTAAACTGTTTTAATTAGATATTTTCACTTATATTTCTTCTAACATTTCCTCGAGTTTATTTTTTAATAAATCATATTTTTCTTTAGTTTCTAAATCCAATATTCTAACTCGGTCATGCTCTGCTATAATAGCTATATTTGAACTTTCACATATCATCTGTATATAATTTACAGAAGCATTTATCATTTCTAATCTATCATCCATTCTTATACACCTCTTTTATTGTCGCAATTTTCACACTCTTTGAGATTCAATCTATACTCATAAATTCTACCTACTATAAAACTTCCTACTATAAGTATTAAACTAGCCAAGATGTTCATTTTCCAACATCTCCTTACGTTCTAAAAACTCTTTTCTAACTTCCTCCAAGTTCTCATATTCATTGCCAACTACTTTGTAATCTCTACTATGATATATTTCTGTTTTATTTATAAGCTCTATCCATTCTCCTTCAAGTTTCTTTAAATAATGCCATTCCAAATATATTTTAATGCTGTCAAAATCTCTTTTTACAACTCCATATTGGCTTGTATCACTAGAATTATCATATCCTTTCAATATATCCCCTTCACAAATTTCTTGATTGTTTCTAGCCCATTCTCCAGAGCATACCCCAACATTAGAGACTTTCTGCCATTTGCAACCCTCTGTCAACATAACTAAACATTCAAGTATATTACTCCACATTATTGTTGCTGAATAAATCCACTTTTCGTTCTCAAAATCATAACCTCTATACTTAATTAAACTCATTTCTTAACATCCCCTCGCACTCATATTTACTTAATATTTTTATAGCTATATCAATAGCTTTATTAACAGAACACTTTTTCTTATTTAATATCTTTTCAGCTAACTTAATTACTTGTTCCACATTTGCTAATACCATCTGCCACCTCTTGAATATATCTAACTTTCCAGCCATTTTTAGTAGTCTTTCCTGTTCTTGCTAAATGAGCAATATAAACATCTGTAAAATATACGTATTTACTTGCTTCAACAGCAGTATTAAATACTTTAGTTTCTCCAATCACAATATTAAAACACTCTACTTTTTTACCTTTTCTTCCTTGCCCCTCATCATTTACACGCAAATCAATTACATTTGCTTTTTTATTTCTATCTCTTACTTTTCTTAGATTAAATTCAAACATATCTTCTATATCCTTAGTTCTTTCTAAAAATGTTCCAGCATCTACCCAAACTTTAGCCATATTTAGTTCCCCCTTTTATTCAACTGGCATTTCAAATACTTTCTCTTGATTATGTCTAACTCTACAAGAATCTATATAATCTGTTCTTACTCCATTTTCAATAAACTTCTGTATATCATTTAACACTTGCATAGCTCTTTCATTACTTTCATATACACCTATTCGTTTGACATCATCTTCAAATATTACAAATACTTGTTTATCGTATATTTCAACTCTATTAACTCTCATTAAATCTAATCTATCTTGACTTCTAATTATTATCATTTCTAATCCTCCAATACTTTAGGCTTTCTTATCTTTTCTAACATCTCAGGATTTTCGTATATATTGCCAATAACTTTAACCACTGCAATTTCATGAAATAACCCAACGTTTTCTCCTAGCATTTCATTATCTATTACAAAGAAACCTTCTTCAAACTTTACCTCTCCTATAAATTCTTCAAATGATAAGATGTATGAAACAATATCACCCTCATAGATTTCTTTTCTAATACAATCCTTCAAACCTGTGTATATCATAACCTCAAAATTTTCATTGCTTGTTGGTAAATAAACACCACTATAAACCCACTCTCTAAGCAAATTTTTAGAATAGCACATCATTTCATCATAACTATACATTTCTTTGCCATTTTTATTCCATTCTCTAAATTTTAACTCCATCTTTTATCCCTCCAATATTTTTTAACTTCTAGGAAGTTAATAGTTATATTAACTCCCTAATAATTTTTGTATTTTTAATCACAGAAAGTTCTACTGCAATGTGGGCATCCAGTTATAAGTTCTTTACCAGCTATATTAGCATATCCTTTTGAGATTCTAGCTTCTTTAAAAAACCTTATCTCATAGTTTTGATAAATATTTCTTCCACATCTACAGCAAATCCCATCCTTTGGCGCAAAATGAGGGTAATCTTTTTTCTTTGCAAATCCTTTTTGTAACTTTATACATTTTGCTATTTCTTTATCCGTTATTTTTACTAATTCATTCATATTATTTACCTCCAATATTTTTTAACTTCTAGGAAGTAATATTGTATAATTACTCCCTAGAATACTTAATTTAACCGAATTTACTTTCTTCAAGTTGACCTCTATTAGCCATATCGCATAATTCTTTATCAGTGTATTGGTCAAAAGTCTGATTAAAGTTATGAAATTTATTTTTATTATGTTTACTTGGTATAGGCTTATAATCTTCTTGTAATGCTTTTATGAGATAACCTGTAACACTTTTTACACTCTCCGTATTTTTGACCAACCTCAATTTTTCCTCTAAATAGTCAATCCCTTTATTTGTATGTATAAATACATCAACAATTTTTTCTAGGTCCTTAGATTCTAAATCAAAGTATTTTTTAATTTTATCCACAACCACCGCAACCTCTTTATTGTTGTTGTTATTATTATTGTTATTATTATTGTTATTGTTATTCCCCTCGTCACGAGTTTCGTTACGTACACCGTTACGGAGTTCGTCAAAATATTCTTCAAATATCTGTTTGAACTTCTTATTTTCTATATGTTCATAAATTAGCATTAGTAATGACTTGTCTTTAATCTCTCTTAATTCTTTTCTAACACAATTCTCCATTGGTGTTCCTGCTCTATTGAGATTATATTTAGCCCAATTCTTGATTGCTATTTCTCTAGTTTCAGAATTATAATTTATAAGTTGATGATGATTGATAAATCTATCCATAACTGCATTTGTAGATTCTAAAGTCCAACCTATTTCAAAAGCTATTTGTTTTTTAGTTATTGTATATATTCCAATTTGAGTAGTATGAGGGTTAGTTAGTAAGTATATATAAAATAGTTTATCCTCTACTGAAAATTCTTCTTGTATCTTTGGGTCAGTCCAAAAATTTGTATATATCTGTCTGAAAATTGGCACTCTATCACCTACTTATTCAAAATTCATATTATCTTCCATACTTATTTGGCAATCTATATTTTCAGCTTCTTCTCTTACTTCAACTTCATCCTCTTTCACCTCTTCAAACTCAGCATCTATAAAATCATCTTTTGGTTCATATTCACTTAGTAATTCAATTAATTCATCTACTTCTTCAAATTTTAGTTCTTTTAAATCAAATCCATTACTTTTACAAAATTCCTCTAGCTTTGACGTATCTTTTTTATTCTCATAATCATACAAACCTTTCATTGATGCTAACTTAAGTATTCCTTGTTTTTGTGATGGACTTGCCTTACCTATTTCAATAGGCTTTTGAGGTAATTTATCTGGTACAGTCTTTATTTCTGCACTATCATATAATCCTTGTAAATCTTCTGGAAATGCTTCTCTTAAAGCTGTAACGATTGCACATTTTCTTATCATCACACAAGGCATTTGTTTCCAAGTAGCTTGGCTCTTTGAATACTCTTCTAAAGACACTACAGACTTTATAGGAAACTTCATTCCTCTAACTGATACTTCACACCATCCACCGATTAATTCTTCTTGTGGTAGCTTTAAACTGCCCTCCCTTTCAAATACTTCTCCATTTTTATTTACAGTTACTATTCCTGCTTTCATACCCTCAAAGTTAGGATTTTTATTTGCTCTTTTTACAAATACATCTTTACCAACTACTATATTTGCTGGTGAATTACCAAACTTTATTAAATATGCTTCTTTTATAAATGGATTTAATTTTTGAGCCTTACATAATTCTATAAACATTAGTACTTCTTGGTCTGTTACATTTCCATTTCCACTTACTAAGTAATTTTTTACTGTTGTATAGTCAAGTATTTGACCTGATTCTAAAGTACATGTTGCTAATTCTAAAGCCTTGTTATTCATATTAATTCACCTCTTTTTTAGCTTTTGGAATTATTAATGTAGTTGAATATTCAATCCTGCAACCTTCAACCTCATGACCTTTTTTAATAAAGTCTTTAATACTATTTTTATCTACTTTTATAACTTGCTCTACTGTTTTATATATACCAGGTATCTTTTCTTCATCTTCTATGACTAAGCTACCCGCTGACTTTCTTATACTTATATTTCCTAAAACTGTTTCTACCTTTTTAGTACCAAGTAGTTCCATACAGTCTTTTATATTGTTTTTTAATCTATCAAGAGTATTCTTTTTGACCCTTTTTAACTCTTGTAATCTTTTAATTTCTGAATCTATAGAGTTTATATCACTATCAATATTTATTATTACTGATATGATTCTAGTGTTTTTATTTTGTATCTCTTTTTTTATTATTTCTTTTATTTCCTCTAGTTTTTCAGCTTCATTTCCTGTTGTTTCTGTTAAACCTTCTTCTATTTCTAATAAATCTGTAGTTAATTCATATAAAGTACTCATAATTTCCCTCCGTTTGTGCTATAATTAGCTTAATTAAATTTTTTACTTCTATTTTTGAATTGAGCCTCGCTATAGGCTCTTTTCTTATATCTGAACATCTATAGGTTTATCTCTTTCAAGTTCTTCTGAAATTAATTGAAATATCTTGTAATCTTCGCTTTCTTCATATTCTTTTATTTCAATTTGTGTATCTATAATTTTTAGTAATGACTCAGCAAATATTTTTAATCTTTCGTTCACACTTTTTTCTCTTAAAGCATTACTTAGCTCTATTTCATCTGATATATCTCTTTTTTCTTTTTTTCTAAGTTTTGTATAAAGTTCCTCATTTTTATTTATTTCTAAATTAGCTCTATTTAGTTGTTGCTCTACTGCATTTCTCACTATAATTAAACTTTTCATGATTAATCCCCCTTAATTTAATATTTCAATACAGCAATCATGGCCTATTGCATCTTCTATTGTTATAGATGATTGCACTAAATCATCTAATTCTTTATCAAAATAGACTACTGTTAATTCAAATTCATGTGAATGAATTATTATACAATCGCTTTCAAAACTAATTCTTTCACATGTTACTCTTATTGCTTTGCCTACTTTAAGCACTTCTGTAGGAAAATTTACTTCAAGTACTTTCATATCACTACCCCCTTATTGTATTTTTTAAGACCTTCAAAACTTGCTTTCTTATTGTATTGCTTACAAAACTGTACATAATCTATTAGCACCTTTACACTCAACTAAATCACCCCCTTCCTCTTTATACAATTACTTTAGGAAACATATCTTTAGCTACTCTCATAGCATTTTTTATGCCCCTTTTTTTGTTTTATAACAATATCTTTCTTTGAAATAAGTTACTGATACCCTTCCAGGAAAGGTCTTCCAACCTTCTTTTTCTAATTCTTTATTTAATTCTCCAATTATTTTATAAGCGGTTGCTTCACATACATCTAAAATCTTAGCTATATCTTTTGCCCTATAAAACAATTGTTCTTTAGCTACTGCTTTTGCCATACAATACACCTACTTTCAAAATATTCTGTATTTTCCAAAGCACTTTGTTGCTCCAGTTTTTCATACTCAACTTCTTTTGTACATATGCAACATATCTTAGGCTTCAATCCTTTTTTAACTTCTACCTCATTATCAAACCCACAATATGGACACTTGCAAAAATATTTTACTCTTGAATCGCTTGTATTATTTTTCATGCATTTAACCTCCTAGTTAATAATTAATTAATAATATATTTCAAAATATTCTGTATTTAGTTTTCAAGGTACTGTTATGATTTAGCTTAACATTGATAACTGTTTACTACTTTTAAACTTATTAATGAAATAAACTTGACCTTTTCCAGTAATTTTTGGTGTTTTAGTTACACTTATATATCCGTTTGGATGAACTCTTGCACCTTCCTTAGTTTCTATAACTCCCAAATCTACACTTTTTTGAGTTGGTGTATTGTAATCCTCACCTTTACGTTTTATTAAGTAGCCATTATCTCTAAGCCATGCAAACAACCTTTTCTCACCAGTATCAATCCCGTTTTGTTTAAGTAATTTGGCAAGTTCTCCAATTAATATTGAGTCATTAGAAGATGCTACCGAATCAGCAAATAATACTTTTGGTTGTTGTAACTGGATTACCTTATCTTTTTCTTGATTTTCTAATTGTAATTGCTCTTTTTCTTCAACTTCTATTAATAACTGTTGCAATGCTTCTTTGTATGTAGTTGGTAGTTTAGGTTGTTGTTCTTTTAATACTCGTTCCATTTCATTAAATCTTCTTACATATCTGGCTGTAAAAATAATACCTTTTTCTCCAGTAAATTTATTTGCTAGAAAGTCACAACCTAATTTTGTTACATTATAGCAAGGTCTACTTTCATTTTTTGAATCCAAATATGTTGATTTTATAAAGTAATCAACCACAACAAAATTGTTGTCGTTAAGAATATCAATAATTCCTTTTGTTTTTTCTGTTCCTTCTAATTTCCTTAAGACTTCCCAGTGTCTGATTTCTAACATATCAGCAATTTCTAATGTTGTTATTGTATTTTTATTGTTAAGTTGCAAATTATTCATATCTAAAGCTCCTTTCTTGTAATCTGAGTCCTTTTATGCTATTATTCATTAAAGAGTTTTTCACAATTAGTATTTAAAATTCTAGCTATCTTTAAAGCTGTACGAATGTTTGGGAGACGTTCGCCAGCTTCATAATATTGATAGCTTCTCTCTGTTATTTTGGCTTTTTGAGCAACCTCTAATTGCGTTAAGCCAACTTTTTCACGTTGTAGTTTTAAATTGTTATTTATTTTCACCCTCTCCTTTTTATTTAACACGCCAATATTGTTCGTGCTATGTTTTATATATTACACGCTAATATTGTTCGTGTCAAGAAATTTATTTATTTTTTTATTGGAGCGTGTAGTTATGACTAAATTCAAAGATAATATTAAGCTAGTAAGAAAGCAAATGAATATGACTCAAAAGCAATTTGCTAGTTTGTTTGGTATCTCAGAACGTGCATATCAATATTATGAATCGGGTTCAAGAGAGCCAAATATAGAAACTTTAATATTAATTTCTAACAAACTTAATGTATCTACAGATTTTTTGTTAGGTCTTTCGCCTAACCAAAATAGAAATTAATATTCAACTTTCGTCTGCTTTTTAGCAGGCGTATTGTTGTTTGCTCTATTTCCATCTAATCACCTCTTTTGAATATTCTATATTTAACTTCCAAAGTGTTATTTTGATTTGGGGAGTTGGTATTTCACCTACCCCTTCTATTTATTATTTAAAAAAAGTATTACTAAATACAATTCCTAAAAAATAAAAGATTTCAATTAAAATTCCTCTAATGAATATTTCTTTTTCTTTATTTTTCATATACTTGCTCCTTTAAAATATTTTATATTTAGTTTTCAAAGTGCTGTTGTGATTTAACTTAATTTTTGCTTAAATCACTTGATATTCCATATTTTAAAGCCATATCTTTTACAATAGCAACATACCCTTCTATGAGTTTCTTATCATCTTGTATTAC